GAAATAACCCTCCAAACTCATATGCAGTAGGGCTATGCGAAAAAAGACGCTAAACCCTCCAATACAACTTCACTCTTCACTTTTGTCTTAGGATTAGTAACACTAATACTATGTGAAAGTTTAGGCATAGTTTCAAAGAACTTCTCAATTTCCTTAAATTGATTAGAGTTCATTTGCTCTAAGAAATCCTTCATTTCCTTCTTAGTACAATCAGCAGATGCCCATACCTCATCTTCAGTATAGATCTTATCAACACAAGATGCAATCAATTCAAATGATTGATCCATCATATTCTTATCATTAAAATCAAAATTGTTTTTAATAAACTGATCAAGTGATGGATACCTCATTTCCATCATAATAGATTCATCTACTTTGATTTTATTGGTATGATTCTCATCCTTCTGAACTTCAATTTCATCTAGAGCAATTGTTACTGCAACCTGAGTTTTATTATCATCAGGGCAGATAATATTTACATCCAAATCTTCTCCAACAGATTTACCACGAATATTAAGAAACAAATATTCAATATCAAATGTAGGAAGATCTTCTACTTTAATTCCTTTGCTAATAATACAACTCTTAAGAACTGCTTTGATAGCATTGGTAATTTGTTTATTATCTTCACTTTCAAGAGCAATTACAAGAACCTTTTCTTCTTTTACAAGAAATGGTCTATATTTAATAGTTGCACCTGTCGAAGGTAACTCCAACTCATAGATCGGAGTCGCAATTTTTGGTAAAGGCATAATGTCCTATAGCACTTCAGTATTGTTATTTAGTGGGTTTATTGGGACTGTTGTGACAATACAAATGCTGCAGTCAATCCACCAGCAAAATCACCTAAAGCATCATTACCAGTTATATTATCAACTATAGTATCAACTACACCACCTGCAAAACCTGCTGCATTAAATCCTGCTTGTTGTGTAGCAGTAAATGCTTGACCTATGGTAGTTGTTCCTTTAGGGGTAGGTTGAGGATAAGCATAAATTTTATCCAAATTTTTAACAACATACCTTATATAACTCATTGATACTGAACATTTTAATAATGAAGATGTATCATAAGAAACTGGCATAGAATTTATTGCCAAAGGAAATGCTCTAACAAATTCATATTCCAATATATTCCCATGATCCTTCTCAAACTTTCTAACTACCAATCCTTGGTCTGCCATATAATCATTAGGATATCTTAATCTATAATTATAAGATTTATCAATTAATTCACTCTCCATTGCTTCAGTGACATTTCTTGAATTAATTGAATCTTCATTAAATGTACCATTAGTAATAAGAGCCATCCAATCCTCAAAAAATCTTATTGGAGAATATAAACCAGCATCAACATAAAAAGTTAAATCTATTCTATCATCAAATATTCTTCTATGGACATGTTTCTCTGTTACACCTGTTCTATCATTATTAATTTCAAATGTTGCCAAATTAGATCC